TTGGACAAGAGATGGGAAATCACCTGGAACAAATTTAACTGTTACAAGAACTACTACTGAATCAAGTAATAACGATAGTGGTCAAACTAATAGTTCTAATGTATCAAGTAACAGAGGAACTTCATCAAGTTCAAGCAAAAGTTCTTCTGGTGGTAGGAGAGTAACAAGAAGAAATTAAAATCAATGTTGGATTGATAACTCATAAAGAAATTGAAACAATCAAAAGATATTCCAAACAAAGATTTTGAGTGTAATCCTACAGGAAGTTGTTGGTGTAAAGAGGAAGAATATAAATTACCAATTCCAGATAATTCAGAATTGTGTTATTCACCCAGAGAGATAAAAAAAATAATAAAAAAAGCTTGACTTTTATCGCTTTATTTCGTATATTAAGGTATGAGATTGAGAGATAATATATAATGGCTAAAGATAAAAGATATTTTGTAAATATGACGATGGAAATTTATGTTCCAGATCAAGGTTGTGGTAATCAGGCTTTAAAAAATGAAGATTTAGATGCTAATTGGTTTGCTAATATTATTGGTTCTATGATACCAAAAGTAGTGAATAATGAATTTAAATATTCAGAAAGACCATATATGGTTAATCATGTTTATGTTGATAAAGTCGAAAAATAATTAAAAAAAGTGAAGAAAGTGCTTGACTTTCTCATATATTTGTTGTATATTTAGGTATAAGAAATGAGAGATAAATATTGAATTGAATTTAGCCCGACCCATTAGATTGGGATAAGATTGAAAAGTGTCTAAGGGCGTAAAGACACATAAGTTCTTTAAAAATTATTGGTGTTGACCGAAAGGTAGTCGTTTGACTTGAATCGTTAGAAAACCACGACACCACAAGTTTTGGCCGTGGGTTTGACGATGACTACATATTTGGAATCGTTGGTGGTTTTTGGGTTTCTACCGATTTGAAACCCATATATTTTAAGCTTATTGAAAAAAAAATGTATTTTGAGGTTTTATATACATATATATTGTATGTAAGACAGGTTGATTAGGATGTTAAGTCATCACTGCAAATCTACGGATTACTGGAGTCAACCAAAAGTTTTTTGACAATTTGGGATTTTGGAAAAGTACAGGGAGTAATTAACTCTGTATGGAATTGACCGAATAATGGGTATCCTTTAGAAGCCCATAAGGTAATCCAGGACAAACTTGTGGTGAGTTTAGAGGTGGTGAAATTCTACCGCTATACCGAGACATCGGTTGTCTAATGTACTTTCTGAACACATAAAGAAGCAATTCTTTAGACCTTGTTGTAGGTAAGGGTAAAACTGAAATCCTACTATTATGGCTGAATCAATCTAAACTCAGAGAGATAAGGCAATGGCACAGAGGTTGTACTCACTTCAATGGGATTAACCATCTTGAGAAGAATCACCATAACTGGTGGGTGTTAGGTACAAGGGCAATAAAATCTGAGCAGAAAGTTGTAGGTATTGCTAATCCTACATTCCCTAAAATTTCCAATATTTAAAAAAAAGGTTCTCACCGATTTTTAGTTTCCACTTATGATAGACTTAAAAACGAAATGAACCTTTTTTTTTGATCTAATGTAAATAGATCACATTTTAAGCTACTGCCATGATACTTATTATTGTATCAAGGTTACTTGATTAACAATTGAAAAATAATAAATAACACATAAGGAGTTAAACAATGGATTTAAATGCAATTAAAAAACGACTAAATCAGTTACAAACCACAAACACTCGAACTTCCAGTCTTTGGAAACCACAACCAGGAAAAACACAAATTAGAATCGTACCTTACGCTTTTAATAAAGATAATCCTTTTATCGAGTTATTTTTTCACTACAATTTGAACAATCGTTCTTATTTATCACCAATATCTTTTGGTAGACCAGACCCTATTGAAGAGTTTGCTCAAAAACTAAGAGGAAGCGGTAGTAAAGAAGACTATCAATTGTCAAGAAAACTTGAAGCTAAAATGAGAACTTTTGCTCCAGTAGTAGTTAGAGGTGAGGAAAAACAAGGTGTGAAGTTTTGGGGTTTCGGTAAAACGGTTTATCAAGAACTGCTTTCCATTATTGCTGACCCAGATTATGGTGATATTACAGACCCAGTAAGTGGTCGTGATGTCGTGGTAGAATTTCTATCAGCTGAAGAAACAGGTGCAAGTTTCCCTAAAACAAATATTAGGGTTAAACCAAATCAAACATCTATTTCTGATGATCCAGCAGTCTTAGAGGTCGTAAAGAAGCAACAGGACATTACAGAAATCTATCAAGAATTGTCATATGATGACATGACAGAAATTTTGAATGAATGGTTGAATCCAAGTGAAGATAAGGATAGTACTAATACTACAACAAGTAATACTACAGTTTCTTCATCTGAACTTAAAAAATCTAAAGTATCAAATACATCTGATGCTTTTGATGATTTATTTAATTCATAAAAAATAACAATCTTATTGGGGTAGTTAATTCTACCCCAGTAATAAAATTGATAGGAGAGATTAATGTCATCAGTTAATGATGTGTTGGCTAGAACATTAGCCGACTCACTAAATAAAAAATTCAAAGATACTAAAGTAGCATACTTTCTTGATGGTACGGATACAACACCTACCGATATCAAAGATTTTATTTCTACTGGCAGTTCTATGTTGGATTTGGCAATTGCCAATAAACCCAATGGTGGAATTGCAGTCGGTAGAATTACAGAAATCAATGGATTAGAATCAAGTGGTAAATCACTACTTGGTGCACACATACTTGCAGAAACTCAAAAGAAAAATGGAGTGGCAGTTTATATAGATACTGAAACTTCAGTTTCCCAAGAGTTTATGGAAGTGATTGGTATTGATATGAGTAAGATGTTATATCTACATTTAGAAACAGTAGAAGATATCTTTGAAGCGATTGAAGAAATCGTAATTAAAGTAAGAGAATCAGATAAAGATAGGTTAGTAACTATTATGGTAGATTCACTTGCTGGAGCCTCTACTAAAGTAGAGATGGAGGCAGACTTTAATAAAGATGGTTGGGCAACAGCCAAAGCAATTATTATCTCGAAGGCTATGAGAAAGATTACTCAAATGATTGGTAGAGAGAAAATTGCTTTAATATTTACAAATCAACTTAGACAAAAACTCGGAGTAATGTTTGGAGACCCTTGGACAACAAGTGGTGGTAAAGCATTACCATTTCATGCATCAACTCGTATTCGTTTAAAGAATATGGGGCAAATTAAAGATAGTAAGAAAAATACTATCGGTATGAAATGTAGAGCACAAATTGTCAAAAATAGATTAGGCCCACCTTTAAGACATGCCGATTATGATATGTACTTCGATAGGGGTATTGATAATTATGGTGCATGGTTAACTGTACTTAAAGAACATAAGTTGGTTAAACAAGGTGGTTCGTGGTACACTCTTACAGATGCAAAGGGTAAAGAACATAAGTTCTTATCTAAGGATTGGGAAGAGTTAATTACTGGAAGTGATGAAATAAAAGAATATGTGTATCAAATCATTTGTGATAAGGTTATATTAAAATACAAAGAAAAACTTGGTATTGATGATGTAGAATTCACAGATGAGGTCATCGGTGATTAATCCGAAACACTTATCTATACTTGAAGAGATTAAAAAATCAGGCGGAAAGGTTGATAGTGGTAAACCAAATGACTCGGTTTTACTGATAGATGGATTAAACACTTTTATTAGAGTGTTTTCCGCAATACCAACTACTAATGAGGACGGGATCCACATTGGTGGAATAGTTGGTTTTTTAAGGTCAATTGGTTATACTATTAATATGGTAAGGCCCACTCGTGTCATCATAGTATTTGATGGTAAAGGTGGGTCTAGCCGCCGTAGAAAAATATTTCCAGAGTATAAAATGGGTAGGAAAATGTCAATCCGTTTAAATAGAACTACTGGAGTTTCTCTTACTCGTGGAGATGAACACAAGATGATGATTGCTCAATTAAATAGAGTAATTGAATATCTTGAGTGTTTACCTTTAACCATTACCACTATAGAAAACATAGAAGCAGATGATGTGATTGGATATTGTGCTAAACATTTATTCAAAGATTCAAAATCTACTATAATGTCAACTGATAAAGATTTTCTACAATTAGTTGATGAAAATATCAAAGTCTATTCACCTACAAAAAAATTAATGTATGATGAAGAGAGAATCTTAAATGAATATGGAGTTAATTCAAAAAACTTTTTATTGTATAGAATATTGGATGGTGATAAATCAGATGGTATACCAGGAATAAAAGGGGCAGGATTAAAAACATTATTGAAAGTGTTTCCATTTCTTGAATCACCACATGAAATTACAATAGAAGATATATTGAAGAGTTCTCAAGTAAATAAAGACAAATATAAAGTATGTGAAATAATAAGTGATTCAGAAGAACAATTACATTTAAATAAAAAACTTATGGATTTAACGGATGGTATTATGTCAGGTAGTTCAAAGTTAAGAGTTAAAAATCAATTAGAACAGCCAATACAAAGATTAATTAAACATAAATTCCAAACAATGTTTTTAGAAGATAAATTATACACAGCACTACCTAATTTAAATAGTTGGTTAGCAACAACATTTAATAGATTAAACTTCATGGCGGTGAAAACTCATGGGTAGACAAAGAAAATATTTTACAAAAAAAGAAAAACGAGAAGCTCAAAAGAAATGGCAAATGGAACATTATAAACGAAATTGTGATAAGATTAAAGCAAAGGCAAGACAGAGATATCGCGATAAGAAAAGAAAAGAATTTTATGATGAGAAAGTGCAAGATATGTATGGCAATTTGGAATGACGATACAAGAACATTTCAAAAAATTTTATGATATGGAACCGTATATTTTTATTGATGAAAAAGAGTGGAAATATATAATTGAAACATATGAGAAAGAAGATGTAATAGAAGAATTATCAAAAGTATTAGTAACATACAGGCCACCTATCCCAGTTATATCGGAACGACAAACACTCTATAGT